GATGGGTTTCCCCAAAATTCGTAGTATCGGCTGGACTAGGTGTCCGAGCGCAACACTGCTTACTTTGCATTAGAGCGTAAAGCTCAAATCTGTCTCGCTAAGCTCCAGTGAAACGTTGTAACGTTCAGCTGTGAGCCCGATGGAAACAGGATCTCTAAAGATGACCTCATCTGTATTAGATAGGAAGGTATTAAATGACAGGTTGAAACCGTCATTTGTCCGTTCTTTAATCGAAACAAGAGGTTTGTACGCTGAAACCATAGGCGGGTTGTTCCAATAACAAGGAACGTGCTGTCTGGTAAAGCGAATTAAGGGGACTGCATCAAAGCGAGTACCGATAACCAACTCCTGCTCCAAGTATTGCTCGATTATATCGTAATAATACTGAGCAAGGTCTAAAAGGCCGGCCATTACTAGCTCGCGACAATGTCGCTCTAGCTTAAACACGGTCTTTTCGGAATGTTTTCCGTTAGAGATTACTCTTGAACCCCGTGCGAAGAAATTGCAAAACTGCAACTTCAAACGGACCGGGGCGACGGACTGTCCATGGTAGAAGTCACCACCGCAAGATTCACGAAAATACGAACGGCTATAGCTCTTTTGAGCATTTACCGTAAACCCAGCTTTGCTAAGCGCGCTATACGCGAGCTTCACAAAACGAGTTGGAACGATAATATCGTCGCCGTAAACGTAAATCAAGGGTGCCGCGTCCTCGCGTTGATACTTAGGTATCTCTGTTAAGATCGCTGCATAGATGAGACTGGCCATGACGGGAAACGTAAATCCGCTCCCCATACCTGATAACTTCCGTAGACGATGTTTGTCGCCATTAGGCAACATGCAAAGGTCCGTACGATAAGCTTTGTAGCAAGTCGTGTAGGAAGAGAAATTCTGAAAGACAATGTTGGCAAAGCCGACACTGACAGAATCACTCGCTTCGGATAAGTCGAGAGTGGTGTACTCTCGGGTGACAGATGATCGTTCCGCAAGGTTACGAAATTCCTCCTGAGAAGTAAATTGGATACGTCCGTTCGTGTCGTCTTCCAAGGCCGCTTTAAAGCAGCTGTGAAAACCCATTTGCATATAAATGTTGTGGGCGGGCTCGCGAACAATTGTGCGCGGACCACGACTGTCCTTAGGGACGAAAAGCAGCTCAGAATAATCAACCGGTGGTACATAGGGTTTTAATACCTTTCTGCCAGACCGGGTGGCCTGCATAAGTGAAATGAAAGGAACCGAAGCAATGAAGCCAAGGGACCAGCCAGACACAGAGCAGAAATAGCGCTTGAGAGGCTCAAATAGCGTCGTTTTACTCTTTCGGAAAAAGCCAGAATGGCCATTTACCGTAGAAGGACGAGGCGTAGCTTCATATTTTACACTATCATAGCCAACTACAGAGATGAACGGGATGGAAGCAAGAAAACTTAGCGACCAATCGCAATTCAAAGTGTAGGCAATTATTGGAGATTTCTCTTTCGGAAGTACTTTCGTACGTCCTACCGGAAAAACACCGTCGAGTAAATCTTTCTTACCTTGCAAGTTATCGCCAACATAGCTTTGGTAGCCTGAAAAGGTTCCAGGGCCAAAACGTGCATGCTTAGCAACATCGTCGAATGTCAACTTTTTTGCCTTAACAAAGATGTTTTCGGCAGTGACACGGACTCGGTCCGCAAATTCGCGATCGTAGTGTAGGGAAGATTCGGTGGCTAGGAATTTCTGGGTTGACTGATCAAGACAACCCTCGTCAAACGGCAAGGCTAACTTATAGAAGTAGTCGAGCAGTTGACGGACGCGCCAGAGATGATAGGCGCAATCTTGAGATAACGGACTCTCGAAGATACAAGTAAGCTCATCCGCCAAAAAAGCGGTATAGCGCTGTTTACCAGACGTTTTTATAGGTGAAGGCCCCTGAAAAGGGATCCAGCACCCATCCTCAATACACTTTAAAATGTGTTTAGAGAGGGACGGCAGCAAAACAGTTACGAACTTGACGCCTTCGCGTCTAGCTCGTTTAACAATGTACCAACGAACAGATCGGTTAAAACCAAGATCCTTCATTAACGCATTGATAGCGTCTGCAATATTAAATTGCACGTTGTCAAACATAGGACGCCTCCATAGAATGGAGCGCAAAAGTCTTAAAACTGTGTCTTGCCTACCAAGTAAGCTGCAAAATCTGCAGACTGAACGAAGGCATTTAAATCGCTCATTAGCAGACGAAAGTCCGCGATGTCAGTGGCCGAGTGGCCAATGAACTGAACAGCGATCGAATCTGATCGGCGTTCTGTATCGCCAGAAGGCAATACAGTGTCGACCTCTTTCGTAGCAGAGACACCACCAGTAAAACGGCCGCCTTTACGTAAAGCAAAGGTTGAAGCCGAAATCCAGTGTCGAAGCCCACCAAACGTAACAGTACTCAATAAATGAGAACCGTTAGAGGTAAGGGTGAACACGCGGGTATTAAGGATGAGAGACATAGGTTCTAGCCAGAAATGGTTTGATAAAGTTAATGTTGGATAGCCCACCACCTTAAGTTTGAGATTCGAAAGCCGCAAGAAGATCGAAAGCGATAAACATACCGCCGTAGGACTCCAAGAAGCCAGTGACCAATTTGCGAAACACCTTCCGTTGTTCGGGTTTTAACCGATTAAGGACAAATTTCTTGTCCGTATAGCAACGAGAAATGTAAGCAAAGTTGAACAAGTCTCGAATCTTAGGTAATTCACTTTGCAGAAGAACAGGAGGGTGAAACGTTTCACCGAGAGCATTGACGAGATAATTACGTTCATAAACCTTGATTGGCCATCCCGAAACGGGAGTGGAATATCTTGGTAGAGCGTATTCGCCAGTAAACTTAGTTGACGTCCAGCCTGTGAACAATGCAGAAGTGACCCAGCCCTCGTCGACAAAATTGTCAAGTAGGTCACCTATAGGCAGGAAGGCATCAGCAAGGAAAGACAAAGGGAGAGAATCCCAAACAGTATTGATATCAGGGTGAAAGCCCAAAACATCATAAATCTGTAAAATTGTGTCAATTCCACTGAAGTCTAAAAAGCCAGAAAGGCGATACTCTAAAGAACCGCGGATAAAGTTTCCAGGTCGAGAGCTATCAATTGATATAGATAGCGTATCCTCGTATGGTTGTTTTCCTTTGAGTTCAGTG